GTCAGCCGCCGCCTCGCTGCCATCGACCGTCTAGGCGCCTGGCACGTGCAGCCTCAACTCGGACGGCTTGGGTCTTACTGGCTGGCTCCGCGTCTGAAGCCGATGCCGGTGCTGCCTGAGCCCGGCCCATCGCCGCGCGAGCGGTGGGAAGCGCTGCGCCTCACCCTGCCGGAAAAGCTCCGGCGTAAGTCCACACGCACCACCATCAAATGACTACCGACATCACCGCCACGCTCACCGAGCGGGGCCAGCGCTACGGCCGCTTCATCGGCCATGCCTTCATCACCCAGCAGCTCAAGTGCGTCATCCGTCATGCACTGGAAGCACGCGAAAGGCGCCTGGCTGACGATCAGCAGGAAGCGCTCGACATGATCTGCCACAAGATCGGCCGGATCATCAACGGCGACCCCGACTATGCGGACAGCTGGCACGACATCGCTGGCTATGCGCAGCTGGTCGCCGATCGGCTCAACGGAGTCGAGCGATGACCGCCGACCACTGCGTCGTCGATCTCACCAGCCAGCCGCCGCGGTTTCGCTGCGAGCTGTGCGGCGCTGAGCAAGCGCTGCAGCTGCCGATCTCACTGCATGAAGCCGCATGGCTGGGTGAGCAATGGATCGAAGATCACGCCGCCTGCGCTGAGCCAGAAGACGACTGGGACAGCCACCCATCACTGACTGCTGAACAACGCAACCCGACCCTGCAATGAAGCGCATCTTTCTCCTCATCGCGCTGCTTCACCAGCTCACGCCACCTGCTGATGCTGGTGGCCGCGCTGTGACCGCGACCGTTTACGACGCTTGGTTTCACGGCCGCACCACCTATTGCGGCGGCACCTACCGGCACTGGGGCGTCAGCGCTGCTCACCCTTGGCTGGCGTGCGGCACCCGCGTCAGGGTCAGCCACCAGGGCCGTGTGCTGACGGTGCCGGTGACCGATCGCTGCGACTGCAGCTCGATCGACCTGAGCGCCGGAGCCGCTCACCGTTTGGGCGTCCCGCTCGACGGCATCGCAACTGTTCGCATCTCTCACCAATGACTGATCACAAAGCAACGCCCGAGCAGTGGGCCATGCTCGAAGAGCGGAGCGCCCCTGAATACGACAACACCATCCTCGAACTCCGCGCCAGGGTCGAGGCGCTGGAAGCTGCGCAACAGCAGCCCGAGCCGATCGACGAGGAAGAGAACGACCGCCGGTTTCATGCGTGCATGGACTTGATCAAGAACGCCACGCCGGAGCAGATCCGCGCGGCGGCAAGGCTGCCCGAGCAGGGCAATCCCGTGGAAATCGACGGGATTGCCCCCGCCAGCTCACTGGTAAAGCGGGTCGCGCTTGCCATCAGCGGCATTGAGTACGGCTTGGAACGAGATGAGGAAGCTGTCAACTGGGCACCTGAAGCCCGCGCCGCGATCCGCGAGGTGGCGGCGTGGTTGCGGGAAGCCCACGGATGGGAACAAGGCGCCCAAGCGCTAGAGCGGGAGGCAGGCCAATGATCAACATCGACTCTGACCAGGGCCGCATCGGCGAGCTGTGGTGGATCAACTCCGACACCACCATTCTTGAAGCGCTCGACCCACTAGGCATTGGCATCCCCAGGGTGTTGCGTTACGTGCGCTGGGGCACCGTTGGCATTGGCCGCGACATCCGGCTGGCGCTGGAAGTGCAGGAATGACTGACCCGACCGCCCACCTAACCTGACCATCAGCCGGGTCGGCTCCACCCGTAAGGGCGAGCGCCGCCGCAGTCGAGCCTGGGGTCTCGGCTGCCGCAGTGTGCGGTATCGGAGGCCCGGCACCTCTTCCTTCATCCCGATGGATTGCCCCAAATGCAACGCGCCCAACAGCCTGCGCGTGATCAACACGGAGCACCGCGACGACGGCACACATCGCTGGAAGCGGTGTCAATGCGGGTTTGTCCAGCGGACCCTTGAGCGGCCGTTTTCGACAAAGCCCGGGCCTATACCTGGCACCACCCTGGGCCGCACCAAAGCGCCAGGCAGCCGCAACGGCAACGCGGTGCTGACTGAAGACAACGTGCGCCGCCTGCGTGAGCAGGCCGCCAGCGGGGTGCCCAACGTCGAGCTGGCGCAGATCTACGGCATCGCCCCAGCCACGGTGAGCCGGATTATCAACCGCAAGGCCTGGGCTCACGTTCCGTGAGCCAGTCGATCAGCCGCGCCTGACCCAGCTCTGACCAGTGCGGCTGCTCACGCCACCAGCTGAACACCTCTCTGTGTCCCTTTTGCCTGTTACAAACAAGGCACGCAGGCGCCAAATTGGAGCGCACCGTGAGCCCGCCTTTGCACTTCGGCCAGATGTGATCGAGCGACTGAGCCGGATCGCCGCAGTAGGCGCAGCGATGATCCCAGGCCTCAAAGATGCGTTGCCTCCAGCTGCGGCGGGTGACGAGCTCTGCGCCCTCGATCCGCGCCTGCATCAGCTGCGTGCTGCTGGGGCCAGCCTAGGGGGATTCTGCGGTGTGAACGATTGTGACAACGGCATCGCCATCAGCTGCTGCAGTGCCGATGATTGGCCCGTCCGCATCCCACCTACCATGCGATCGACTATTGCCGCCGCCGCCCTATGGGCAGCGATCATCACCGGGTTCTGGTTCGCGCTGACCAGCAGCCTCACCGACATGACGCGGCGCGACTGCCGCGCCGGAGCCGAGCTGGCCTGCAAGCAACTGCAGCGCGACGGAGTGAAGCTGTGAGCTACGCACTCATGCGCGGCGGCCGCTGGATCACAGCGCCCCAGGGCGACGGCGAGCCGATCCCGCCGGTGCTCGCCATCGACAACGATCAGGCCAAGGCCTGGCGCGCGCCGAACATCGACATCGCCATCGAGCGCCAGCAGCTGCTTCGGCTGTGCTGGGGCTGGGCCACTGAAATCCGCGTCATCCGACCATGAGCCGCGTCTACCTGCTCAACCATCAGCCCTGGCGTTTCGAGCCGGGTGATCACGTCTACGTCCGCAGCTGGCCCCAGGACGAGACCGCCGTCGTGCTGTGTCAGCTCGCTGCGCACAGCTGGCCCCACTACCTGGTGATGGACAGCGTTGGCATCGAGTGGCGAGTGAGCCAGCTGGAGCTTTCGAGCCGGCCGATCGTCACGCTGTCGACATGAAGCGTGAGCGCCTTCATGCCCGTGGCCTCTGCATCGAGACCGGGCGCGACTGGAACGGCCGCTGGTTTATCGCCTGGAAGCCGGACGTGAGCCAGCTGTTCCGCGACACCAGGGCCATGCTGCGCTGGCTGGCTTGGCCGGTGAAGACGCCAACAGGCGACAGCATCCGCTCCTGGATCGCCAGCCTGGAGGCGGCCGACGCCGAACACGCGGCCGGCTCTGCAGGGCCAGCAAGAGAAGAGGTGCTCGCCACCGGCTTCGGGCCCGAGTGCCACCTCGACGAGACCGACCCCAACCACAACACCCGCACGATCATCTGATGACCAACCGCGACTGCGACCCCGCTGAGCAGCAGGCTCGGCAGGAAGAACTGGAGCGCCTCTACGCCGAGGACGGCCGGCACAATCACGATCACCCGATGCACTGCTTCTACACCGGGCTGGCCGTCAATTACGCCCAGCAGGAGGCGAGCAAGTGACCATCCTTGCCGACTGGGAGATCACCGCCCTGTGTGAAGGCGGCATGGTGACGCCGTTCGAGCGCGAGCTCGTGAACCCGGCCAGCCTCGACGTGCGCCTTGGCGGCAGCCTGCTGATCGAGAGCGTCGAGTCGGAGGCTCTGGTGCCATACCCGCTCGATCGCCACAGCGAGGATGCGCCCTACCGCTTGGTGCCTGGCCAGTTCGTGCTGGCCCAGACGATCGAGACGTTCCACCTGCCGAGCGACATCGCCGCGCAGTTCATGCTCAAGTCGAGCCGTGCCCGCTCTGGCCTTGAGCACCTGATGGCGGGCTACTGCGACCCAGGCTGGAGCGGCTCGGTGCTGACGCTCGAACTGCACAACAGCCGCCAGCTGCACCCTGTCGCCCTGTGGCCCGGCATGAAG